CTTCCCATTCTTCCCGTTCTTCCCACCGTTCTTCCCATTCTTCCCGTTCTTCCCATTCTTCCCACCATTCTTCCCATTCTTCCCGTTCTTCCCACCGTTCTTCCCACCAACATTTACTAGCGGAGGCTGCTCAGGATGCGCCAGATCATATTGCTGGCAAGCATGTCCATCATGTTGCGGAAGTTGTGGATGTTAATAAACATGATATACTTTAACAAAAGGAGATTTATACAATGTATGCAATATTAGTAAAAGATACTGGCGATACCTACGATGTAATCGCAGCACTTAGAACCACTGAAGAGATAAGAGTTGATCTTGATTTAGAGTGGGATAAAAATCTTCCTATAGTTGGTATGGACATTAACAATCATAAAGAAACAGCAACTAAGGGCGCTAACTGGGATGGCACATCTTTTGATGGAACTGCAAATGAAGGATTTTTTGCATTATCACAAGAAGAAAAAGATGCACATAGACAGTATGCATTTTTATGTGATAATAAAATAATTCATAGAATAAGCGCAGAAACTGGTAGTGAAAGGGCAGCACTATACGATGCTGCATTTGCTGGAGAAGTTATATTGGTAAAATGTGTTTTTGCTGTTAATGGAACAAAGGTTGTATACAACAAAACAACCAGAGAAATAACAGCAGCCTAACAATTTTTATAATTTTTTCTATGATATAATATAGTTATATTTAAAACAAAGGAACTATATGGCAATTTATGATGAAAATGAAACTCCCTGGTTTACCAAGGATAGATCAGAGACAGCAACAAACAGATATCCTTCAAAAACTATAGGTAACAACATCTTAGTTGAAAATCCAGCACTTGGAATAAACCTATATAGAAATACATTTTCAAAAGAAGATTCTGAAAGATATATAAAAATTCTTGAGTCAAATTTGGGCGGTAATGGAAAATATAAATGGTCAGAAGCAAAAGTAACAAATTCTGATGTTCCAATTAAAAAGGCTAGAGATGCTGTAGATTTTAGATTTAAGCAAGAAAACTTAGGCCCACGAGATGAGCATAACGCAGAACTTCTTGATCTTCACGAAGAAATTTATCAAAAGTTAAAATTTTGTGTTGATGATTATGCACGGTATTGGGGAATAAATGTAATATATTATGAAGCATTTAACTTTGTAAAGTATGAAGGAGAAGGAACACATTTTAATATACATGCAGACCATGGTCCAATGTACAACTGTACAGTATCGGCTGTTGTATATATAAACGAAGACTACGAGGGTGGAGAAATTAAATTTCCAAGAATGGATAATTATACTCACACTCCAAAAGTAGGAGACATTATCCTGTGTCCATCTAACTACATCTATGAGCATGCATCTTTACCAATGAAAAAGGGAACCAAGTATTGTGTTGTCGTAATGACAGACATTAATGAACTAGGACACAAGTAGTGTCCCTGGTTGCTATATTTAGATCATTCAGACCATGGCTAGATAAAGAAAACATCTCAGTTCCAGTACCAACCCAAAAAGAAATCCCAGACTGGTATAAGGATGCAGACAGATTTGCTAAAATGCCTAATGGTGAATATTATAAAGCCCCTAAAGCAGTTTGTCCATTTCCAAAAGAGGGAACAACTGACGACTATGGGAAAATTCCCACATGGAAAGCATGTCCAGCAATTATGGATGCATTTTCAACTGGTTATCTTTTTAAAACTCCTTGTGATTTAACTTTTTATAAAAATGAACAAGGAATAATAAATGTTAAAATTGATGATGTAAGGTATAAAGATTTTTGCACACAAAGACCACCAATGCCACAATTTGAGCATCCTAAAGGATACTATCAGCATCATTTTGCTTGGAGTTCTCCATGGGGCTTAGAATTGCCAGAAGGATATAGTGCGCTGTTTATGACCCCAATGAATAGGTTTGATCTACCATTTATGAATACGACTGGGATAGTTGATTCAGATAAGGTTCATTTACTTGGGAGTTTTCCATTTTTTATTGCAGATGGTTGGGAAGGAACGCTACCAGCAGGAACCCCATATCTTCAGATACTTCCATTTAAACGAGAAAACTGGGAACATGAAGTTGAGATATTGGGACAATCAGAGATATATGGTAAAATTGTAGAGAACGCAAACTTTTATAGACAGCCAGATGGCGGGGTATATATTAAAAAAGTTTGGACAAGAAGAGAGTATAAATAGGAGACAAAATGCAAACATGGTCAAACAAAGAAGATCTTGGAAATGGAATATTCTGTTATAGGGATGTTATCAAAAAAGAATTTGATGTTATTAATAGGCTTGAGAATGTTCTAGGTTCTGTTGCTGGTTATGGAGAACTATCTCCAGAAGGCAAAAGATACCACTGGATGCCAGCATATGTAGGGTATCAGCAACTAATGCCTGACTATAGAGACTGTGTAGATTTTAAATATAAAAAAACCGATATTGAAAATGATAAAAGTGAAGACTCTATAAAACTTCAAGAGTTGTGGCAGGATGTTTATAATGCACAGGCAGCAGCAGTTGAAGACTATAGAAAAATATATAACATAATGCCATTAAAATATTGGGAAGCATTTAATTTTATTAAATATGGTCCAGGACAACACTTTATGGAGCATCACGATCATGGTTATTCATACAACTGTACGCTTTCACTGGTTGCTTATGTAAATGATGACTACGACGGTGGAGAGTTGTTCTTTAGACTGCAAGGCTTAAATATTAAGCCAAAGGCTGGAGATCTTTATGTGTTCCCATCAAACTTTATGTACCCTCATCAAGCAATGCCAGTTCATTCTGGAACTAAGTATTCAATTGTAACAATGCTAGACTATAGTAAAAAGTATCATACTCCAGACATGTATGATCCAAAGTGGGATCAAGAATAATGATAAACATATCGGTAGAAAAAATGAATGGGAACCCATTCAATATTTCTCCAATGTCAATTAAAAGGGACTGGATGGATGCTACATCAGAAAATCATGCCTATAGGTGTTTTCCAGTAACACAGGCAAATGTTGTTGGGTGGAGCATTTCATGCTCTCAAGACATATCTTTTATTTGGGATGGGATAAATGATCAAACTCAAGATCATGTAACAATTATTTCCGCTCCAGAAGGTTCATATACTGGCAGAGGTCAGTCTTCTATAAGTTTTAATACTGGTTTAGTTTTTAGAACAGACAAAGATGTAAGTATTCTTACAATTAATCCAGTAAATTATTTTAGTGAAGATTTTGAAACAATGTCTAACCTAATTAGTTCTTCTTTTTATGATAACCCGCTTCCACTAGCAATTAAGGCAAAAGCAGCAAATAAAGAAATAACAATAAAGTCTGGAACGCCAATTGCCACCATAATTCCAATATCTTTGACTAATTTAAATAATACTACAATTGAAATTTTTAATTATATAGATGAGGATAGGTCAAGAACCAATGCCAATATTGCATATGGCGAAGCAGCACAGGTTATAAATTCTGGAGGGAATTGGACTGATTGGTATAGAGATGCGGTAAATGAAAAAGGTGAAAGTTTAGGGTCTCATGAAGTAAAAACCCTAAAACTTTATGTCAAGGATAATACGAACGGTGATACAATATGAATATGGATGAATATAAAGTAGTACAAAGAAAACCATCAATAACCCCTTCTGGATGGTTTGGTGATAGCAAAGATATGATTGTAGAGTTAGAAAACTTTATGACAGAAGAGGAAATAGTATTTTTAGAAAAGGCTGCAAAGTCATTAACAATTTGGGATGTTACAGAAAGCCATGTAAATGAAAATGGTACAGTTGTTTATGAAGCATCTTATTGGAAAGATAGAGTTGCTACTAGTCCAACATTAGACAAAAACAATCCAGCCATTGCCCCAGTTATTGCTGGACTATTTGAAAGACTAAAGCCAATTGTAGAAGATTTTTATAAAGTAAAAGTTATTCCAACAGGAACAACAATAGTTAGATGGCTTCCAGGTCAATTTCAAAAACCTCATGCAGATAAAGAGTTGCATGAAGGCCCAGATGCAGGGCTTCCAAATGATTTTCCAAACTATGATCTTTCTAGTTTGTTTTATTTAAATGAAGACTATGAAGGTGGCGAACTATACTTCCCACTACAAGGTGTTCAATTTAAACCAAAAAAAGGTGCTGCCTACTTTTTCCCAGGGGATAAAAACTATATTCATGGAGTAACAGAAATTAAAAGCGGTATTAGATATACATGCCCATTTTTCTGGGAGATTACAGAGCATACAGGAGATAGAAAACCATAATGTCTATAGATTTAGAAGACTTAGATGTAATTGAAATATATCCTAAAATATTTGTATATAAAAATCTTTATAAGGATATTAATTTTATATATCAGTCTTTAAAAGAGTCAGATGGAACAGAGGGATTTTTTAATCCATGGTCTAAATGGTCAGATTTTGGACAATATATTTCTCCAACATTTAAGGGATATGACTATATTCTACAACTTAGAGACGTTAATGCCCTAGAAGTAAAAACAGAAAAAGAAAAAGAACATAAAGATATTCTATTAGAAATACTAAATAATTTTTATATAGCAACAAAAGACTATATTAAAAAAAACAATGTTGATTTTGATGAAAATAGAATTGTTCCAAATATTAAAGATAAAAGCGGGAATCCAATAAAAGAGTGGGTATTTTCTGGACCATCTATCGCAAGGTATCGAACAGACATTACTGATCCAGTAGCAATGACATACCATACAGACTATATAAGAGAACCAATAGTAAGTCCAGGACACAAGTTTGCAATTACTGCTCTAACATATTTTAATGATGATTATGAAGACGGAGAAATTGATTTTGTTGTAAATGGCGAGGCTTATATGTATAAGCCAGAGGCTGGAGATCTTATTGTTTTCCCATCTGGACACCCAGACTTCTTAATGTCCGAAAATCACATATATCTCCATGGTGTTATGCCAGCAAGAAATAACGCAAAATATCTATCAAGAATGTACTGGACAAAGTACTCTGTGGGTGATCCAGAATGGTTTGAAAATGAAGAAAAATTTGGTAAAGAAAAGTGGTATGATATGCAGCATGAGATTATGCAAAAATTTAGAGAAGACAATCCCAACAAGTTTAGTACCGAAAAAGAAAGAAGGATAAAGTGAACCTAGAGAATAAAAACAGAATAACTAAAGATATTGTTGTTTATGAGAACTTTATTGATGCAGAAACTTCTGCAAAACTTATAAAGGTTTTAGATAAGCATGCCGAACTGGGCACGATTAACTGGATGCCAATCTCTTTTTATGAATCATATTCGTCTGTATTGCCACAGGACAATGACGAGCATGTTGTTAATGAGGGATTGCCAAGTGATATTTTTTCACAAATGAAAAATGGTATTATTGAAGCAGTTGCAAGCGTTCATGACCTTGATCCTAAAATAATTTCTCAAATTGGATACCACACGCAAAAATGGGAGCCAGGAGCATATGCAAGAAAGCACTCTGATAATACGGATGAGCACGGACATTCTGGTGCTTTTACTAGAAGTAGATATGCTGCATTTTTATATTTAAATGATAATTTTGAGGGCGGACTATTGCAATTCCCAGACCAAGATATAACAATTGAGCCTAAAGTTGGAATGCTTGCTGCATTTGACGGGGGATTTAATAATATGCACGAAGTAACCCTTATAACAAAAGGAGTAAGATACACTATTGGATCTTTCTGGGATGATCGTGAAGAAGATGCATACCCACAAGAACTAAGAGATGCTTGGGCAGCAGAAATGAAGGAAACTAGAGCCAAGCAAGAAATTGAAAGAGCGGAATGGCAAGAGTTGCTAAAACAAGGTTGGAAACTTGATGCTGACGGAAATAAGTATAAAGTTGAGGAACTATAGATGGAAGTATTTTTAAAAAAAGAATTTGAAGATGCTGGTTATGATGTTGAGGTTTTTCATGAACATGTTTTGTTTGTAAAAGACTTCTTGAAACCAGAAGAACTTGATACTCTTTTAAAAATAATCGAAACTACTCCCAATGAAGATTGGTCAATAGAGTATACAAAGAATCTTGCTAGATTTTGTATGGAAAAGTTTGGAAGAGATGATGTAGAAAACCTTGTTGCAGAAGGAAAGTTTGAAATTACCCAGGGATGGGAAGACAAAAACTTAAACATTACAACTGAGCAAATAAGTATAACTCTTCAGGGAAGGCTAGGAAGACTTTTAGAATTGGCAGATCCGTCTCTAGAACTTGCTGGGTTTGGAACTCTTCAAAGGATGCAGCCTGGGGTTGAATTAAAGTCTCATACAGATCAGCACACAGATCCGTCAATTAAATATGCTGCTATACTATATATTAATGACGACTATAAGGATGGAACTTTATTCTTTAAAAATAAAGAAAATTCAGACTTAAGGCCAAAACCAGGAACCTTGCTCATTTTTCCAGGTAACGAAGAATATGAGCATGGCGTAAGGCATGTAGGAGAAGGTCCTATAAGATATGTTACAGTAGGCTTTATGAAGGTAACAGGGTTTTATGATCAAAATAAGTACTAAGGAGATATGATATGGAAAGAGAAATACTAGAGGAAAAGGTTTACTATTACACAAATGTAATTGAAGACCCCAAGAAACTTGTTGACGCAATTGAAAATGACAATAAGGATCCCTGGGGCGAGTGGATGGCATGCAGCGGTCAGCATTACGTTTATGGAACAGACAAGACAATTGCACTAACATCAGACTCTGACGAAAAAAACAAATACATTTATGATACTTTAAAGAATGCGTTTGATGTAGTTGCAAGAGACTACGCTAAGGCACAAGGTATTACAGAAGAACCAAAACTATTTCCACAGTATCCAATCAAGAAGTATCAGCCAGGAACATTTATGGGCGCTCACTTTGATCAACAAGAGGGTGACGAAAGACTAAAAGTTTCTTTTGTTATGTATCTTAATGATGATTATGAGGGCGGAGAGATTTCTTTTACTATCGCCTCTCCAGAGGGAGTTTTGAGTCAGCCTAGCCCAGAGCCAGATTTTGCAGATGCCGAAGGCCACGGAGCATATAATTTTTATGTTAAGCCTAAAGCAGGAAGTATTATTGTGTTCCCACCATCTCCACCATATCATCACACCGCCCACTTGGTTAAGAGTGGCGAAAAGATTATGGTTCCTCAACACTGGATTCATTAATATTGAAAACAGCAATTGTTACTGGAGCAAGCAAGGGTGTAGGCTATGCAACTGTAAAACTTTTATCTGAAAGCGGATATAAGGTTATTGCGGTTTCAAGAGATTTGTCTAAAGTATCAGAACTAGTTTCTGATAATGTAGAGGTTTATAGGTTAGATATTACAAGTTCGGAAGAAATTAAAAAGTTTTACGAAAAATACAAAGAAATAACTTTAGATCTGCTAGTTAATAATGCTGGTGGTGGTGCTGGACCAACAAGCATAATTAACGAAACAATGGATAATTTTAGAAGGGCCTACGACATCAATGTTTCTGGTCCAATGTATTTATCACAACTTTTTGTTCCTTGTATGAAGAAGTCAGGCTCTCCAACTATAATTTTTATAAGTTCTTTAGGTGGCAAATACGCATATAGATCTGGTGGTAACTACACCAATGCAAAAAGAGGTATGATGGCATTGGTAGACACAATGAGACTAGAGTTTCCAGAGTATGGAATTAAAGTAACAGAAATTTGTCCAGGAACAATTGACACTCAGCAAGAAAAAAGAGAAATAGCAATAACTGCAGAAGATATGGCAGAGTGTATTAGATGGGTTTCAGAACTTCCCAAGCATGTAAACATAAACCATATTGAGTTAAACCATATTCTTAGTGGCAAATAATTTACAACTATAAACTTTAACTTTAGGGGTAGAGTTTTACTTTTTGCAAAACTCTGCTATAATTAACACTTATTCCGTTTTTGAAAGGACGATTAAATATTATGTCAGATTTTTTTAGTTTTAGGCTTCCAGAAGATTTTATAGAAAAGTATAAGGGTGCAGAAAGTCCATTTGGATTTAAAGATGCAGCAGAAAACTCACTTGGAGAAATTACCTTTATTCGTACTTATTCTAGAATGAAAGAAGACGGAACTAAAGAGCGCTGGCACGAAGTTTGCCGTCGTGTAATCGAAGGTATGTATTCAGTACAGAAGAATCATGCAAAAGAAAACCGTTTGCCATGGAATGATTATAAGGCTCAAAAGTCTGCACAAGAAGCATTTGATAGAATGTTCAATTTGAAATGGACTCCGCCAGGACGAGGCATGTGGGCATTTGGAACTCCAATGACTATGGAGAAAAAGAACTCAGCAGCACTACAAAACTGTGCAATGGTATCTACTAAAGATCTTGATAAGAATGACCCAGGATCACTATTTGCTTGGGTTATGGATGCGCTGATGCTTGGTATTGGTGTTGGGTTTGACACTGTTGGTCAAGAAAAGAATTTTCTTATTTATGCTCCAACAGAACCAGAACAGATATATGAAATCCCAGACACTCGTGAAGGCTGGGTAGAATCAGTGAGAGTTTTAATAAACTCATATCTAAGACCAAACCAAAACATCCAGAAGTTTAACTATGATCTGATTAGGCCCCTAGGAGCCCCTATAAAGGGCTTTGGAGGCGTTGCGTCTGGACCTGCACCTCTTATGAGGCTGCATGAGCAAATAGACCGTGTAATAGGCTCTAGGGCTGGAGAAACACTAGATTCTCGTGCCATTGTAGACCTCGTAAATTTAATAGGAACATGCGTTGTCTCTGGAAATGTGAGACGATCTGCGACACTGGCTTTAGGTAGTGCTGGAGATGAAGCGTTTATGAATTTGAAAAACTCTGAGGTTTTTCCAGAGCGCAACTCGTTTGATCCAGAAAATCCAGGGTGGGCCTGGATGTCAAATAACTCTATCTCAGCAGAGGTAGGAACAAAGTACGAAGACTATGTAGATTTAATTACAGAAAACGGAGAACCAGGTTTTATATGGCTTGACGTTGCTCGTAATTATGGACGACTGAAGGATGCGCCAGACGGTAAGGATTATCGTGTGATGGGATTCAACCCATGTGCGGAGCAGCCATTAGAATCGTACGAATTATGTACACTTGTAGAGGTGCACTTGAATCGTCATGAATCTAAGGAGGACTTCCTGCGTACCCTGAAGTTTGCATATCTTTATGGAAAGACTGTAACACTTGTTCCAACTCATTGGCAACAAACAAATGGAATCATGCAGCGCAACCGTCGCATTGGCACATCTCTTACAGGAATTGCATCGTTTGCAGATCAAAAAGGTTTGCCAACAGTTCGTGAATGGATGGATGAGGGCTATACAACTATTCGTAAATACGATCATTCATATTCTGAGTGGCTATGTGTTCGTGAATCAATTCGTGTGACAACAGTTAAGCCATCAGGCTCTGTATCAATTCTTTCTGGTGCAACTCCTGGAGTTCACTGGGGGCCTGGAGGAAACTTCTTCCTTCGTGCAGTTCGATTTGGAAATACAGATCCAATGATGCACTTGTTCAAAGCAGCAGGATACACAATTGAAGATGACGTAGTGTCAGCAAATACATCAGTGGTATATTTCCCAATCAAGTCAGGTCATCCACGATCTGAAAAGGATGTAACACTATTTGAGAAGATTGCTCTTGCTGCAACTGCTCAAAAGTATTGGTCTGACAATGGTGTTTCTGTAACATTGTCTTTTGATAAGGAAACAGAGTCAAAGCATGTTGTTCCAGCACTACACATGTATGAAGGACAACTAAAAGCAGTTTCATTCTTGCCAATGGGTAACACAGTTTATCCTCAGCAGCCGTATACTCAGATTACTGAAGAAGAGTATGAGTCATATATTGGTAAGTTAAAGCATATTGACTTTGGTGCTATTTACGATGGCGTAGATAATCTTGAGGCTCAGGGAGAATCTTATTGCACAACCGATTACTGCGAAATTAAAATAAATAAGTAGTCTTCTGTGGTAAAATAGACTTATTATGTCTAGCCCATCAAACCTCTATGCCGAAAAGGTGTTCGCCGAGCATCCAACAGGGCTGTGGGCTCTTGATGATCAAGCAGACTATATATCTCTTATTTCAGAGTCTCAAAGAAACTTATCTAACTGGACAATAATCGGCGGGACATACGAGGATTATACCCAATCAGTAGATGAGCCATTCATAGGTAGTTATGTTGGTAAAATAACAGCAACACCAACAAGCAGCGAGTCTGCCTCAATTACTGCTATAAGTAATGACATAATGAACCTTCAGGATCTTAATCAATATCTTAGAACATTTTCTGTTGGTGGTTATTTTTATTCTCAGAGTTCGTATATCGCTGGTTTTGAAATAGGCTATCAATATGAGGATACAACTAGTGGACAAATGGTAACACATTTAAAAAACTATGATACTGTTATAAATAATAGTTGGGTTTTTATATCAGAAACTTTTGATACACCTCCAGATGACACAAATTTTAGATTAGTTTTTAAAATTAATTTTATTGGAGGATCAGAAACTGAAGACGCATTTTTAGTAAATGGAATAAGCCTTGGTCAATGGTCAGAAGAATTTGCATCAACATCTTTAGGAGTTGCTGCAATTGATATACCATCAACAATTTCTATTGCTCCACAAAAAGGTGTTGTTGCAAAGTGCTACGGCCTTCAGGATCTTGACGCATACTATTTAGTTTCAGACAACATGCTTAAAGCAAAAAACTTAGGCATTCCATTTGTTTATGGAACATCAAGCCTTACAGCGTTATACCCTAACGAAACCGATCCTTCTTTGATTATTCCTGGAGCAGGATTTTTAAATGAGTCTGGAAAATTTAGAGAATATACTTTGGAAACCTGGCTTAGAGTAAATTCTTATACAAACGAAACAAAAAGAATTATTGGACCAATTGCATCTGACGACGGTATATATGTTGATGGACCGTCAATAGGACTTAAGGTTAATTCTGAATATAAAACATACTATGTTGGTGAGTGGACAAGACCAATGCTAGTTCATTTAAGAGTAGGCAAAGATGTTATTTCTCTTGTTATTAACGGACAAGAAGTTATATCGATAGACTATATTAGAGAATCTTTAATAGTTCCCAATATGCTTGATAGTAATGGTAAGGATCAGGATTGGATAGGATTTTATGCACATGAAGATGTTTATCCTATAGAGATTGACTGTGTCGGTATTTATCCATATGTAGTTGCAACTGCAATGGCAAAAAGAAGATTTGTTTTTGGTCAAGGGGTTGAAATACCAGAAAACATAAATACCTCCTATAGTGGAACATCTGTTTTTGTTGATTATGCCTTTGCAGATTACACAGCAAACTATTCATACCCCAAAATTGGTTCTTGGCAACAAGGGTTTAATGACAATACATCTATAGTAAATAAATCGTTATCTATATCGTCTGCGCCACTTCCAACAATATCTTTATCTTCAAAAACCGAAACTGAATTGCTATCAGATTGCAAACTTGCTCAAAGTTCTGATCCAATAAATTTCTTTTCATTTAGGCCTAACTCATCCTGGGACAGCGTTGCTGGATACCTTTTCTTTGAAAATTTTGATTTTATAAAAGAGCCTATATCTGCATTCTATGGTTGTTTTAGACTTCCACAATCTTCACCAACAAAACAAACGCTTTTTAGAATTGAAAAAGAAAATACCAGCAGTTATTTTGAAATAGAATTATTAAACAATCAAATATCCTATGTGATAAATTATGATGGAGTTTCAGAAACAATATACTCTCCGTTAATTGCTGAATCACAAGAATTGATTGACATTGGACTAAACATACCAGCATTTGTCTCAAGATTTGGAAATCCAGCAGCAGATTTTTTTGGATCATTGTCAGACCTGAGATTATATGTAGGCGGTAAAAAAGATAAGACTCAAACTTTTACTGGTAAAATATATAAGATAGGTTTTTGTAGTGTTTATAATTTTCAAAAAATTAGAACTCTTTTTAATGAGTTGGGCGTTCCTGTTTGGAACGAAGACCTGTTTGCTGTTTATCAAAATAATCAATTAATAAATATTGACGGTGGAATAGATACAACATCTTTGCCACCATATGGGTCACCTACTGGAACTGCAAACGGAGCAATAAGTGGCGGTGGAGTCGTGGTACCAGACGAGGATTTTCTCATGGACCATACCGCAAGTTATACTCTTGTTCCAGATCAAATTTTTGATACATACAAACTTACAGTTGCTGCCAATGGATATTGGGAAGACCAAATTCCATTAACATATTTTGCTGAATCTGTTTTAGATAAGAGAGGCGATCAATATTTTGATCTAGATTTTATTCAGTTTAATATTGATTATCCAGTACCATCAAAAACAATTGCAATAGAGACTGATCCAATAGATTGGACATATGCAGATTTGGCAAACGAATATGGCTTGCCAATTCAAAGAACCTATGAGTCTTTGGATAATTATTTATTTACTGGTTATAATGATTATGAAGACTTAAAAAATAAAATAGCAAAAGATTATAGATATGATACAGACGGTGCAATCGTAAAAACATATGTAACCTTTCAGTATACAGAATTAGGGGCAAATCAAACCCCATTCTATTTTACAAAAACAGAACGGCCATCTAGGGATGGAATTCTTATTCCTGGATCAGATTGGATGACGACAAAATACGAAGTTGTTGACAACATGATAATTTATCCTCCAGCGGTGGTTGATTTTAACGATCTGTCTATTGTTACTCATATTGATATAAACGTCAAAAATACTCAAGCAAACAATGTCAATATTAAAAAACTTTCTTATGCTTCTCAGGCTTTAAACGAATCAGATGCAAGTCCAGTCGGGACTAGGTTTGGTACGCCAATGTATCCATATACAAAAACAGGAATTTACTATAACTTTAAAGCAAACAATCCATTTTCAATATACACTGGGTCTTCTCCATATTTATATCTTACAAAGACTAGTGGTGTTCAAATAAAAGGAAGGTATGATCCATTAATAAATCGTGGTTTATCTATTCCAATAAATTCTAGCAGGGCAAATAATTTTAAAGCGATTGCAGCCCAGATGGCAATCAGATTTGACGGAGACTATTTCCCATATGCTCCAACACAAATATTTGAAATAGAAAGCAAGTCCTCCTATATAAAGTTCTACATGGTTGCTAGTGATCCTAGTGGAAGAAGAGCAAAAATATATGCAATTGATGCAAAAACTGGTTTAGTACAGAACGGAATAGGGTTTTACTGGAATGGAAAAATTGTTAAGGAGCCAGTTTTAACTTTGCAAGAGTGGGGGTTTCTGGGAATAAACTTTGCTGATAGTTTAGATTTTTCATATTTTGAGGGGGCTATAAGATTAACTGGCCCACTACTATTTAACAGCATATCTTACTACCAGTCTACAAACCTTCAAGAGGTTCAAAATATATCGGAGCGCCCATGGTTTAGAGTAAAGGTTTTGTCTGGCCTAACCCTAGACTGGGAGTTCTGGAATATAGGTTCTTTTAACTGGAACAAGGTTCTTGTTCTAGCAGAAACAAGTTATTATGGTGTAAACCCATCAGAGGTTTATAAGAGTTATACTGGAACCAATAAGATTATTGTAGGTGATAACGCCCCCATAAGTATTGGAAATTATTCTTATACCCTATTTAACGACATATTCTGGAACAAGTTTACGGTTGATCCAGTTTAATATGGTATACTTGTTGTCATGGATTCATTAATTAACCCAAAAACTGGTAAACCAATTGTACAAAATGTAAGGCGAAAAGTTATTGAAAAGAACTATGACTGGGGTCTTTACGTTTATAAAAAAGCAAATGGAAAGTGGTTTACAGACGGACATGGATCCGTTTTAAATATACCATCTGAAAGAGGAGATATCTCCAGAATTGCAGAACTAAAAAAGGTTGCAATGCACTACGGAGACCCTGGAGATGGAGAGGCAGTTTTTGTTCCAGGCGGAACTAGAGTTTCAGAAGAAGAGTACTCAGAGCAAGTAGATAGAATGAAGGCTGGACTAATTCCTTCTCTTAACGATCTAGGTGCAGTACAGGCTGCAAAAGATACTATTGCAAAGTACGGAGACGAGGAATAATAATGGAAGAATATACAATAAACGCCAGAATTGATGACGAGATTAAAAAAGACGATATCTTTGCAAAATCAGACCCATTCAACAATAATTGGGACACGCTAAAAAGTTTAGACGGCTTAGATGCAAACTTTAAAAGAAGAACTAGCAGACTTTCTACAAAAATGGTTCAACCAACTCCACAATATACAACCGCAGCACTGGCTGGAAAAAGCGGTATTGATGGAGCACAATCAAAAGAAATAAACCCAGGCCTAGTATATGTAAACGGCTATGGAATGTTTGACGTAATTACACCACCATGGAACCTTTATGAATTAGCAAACTACTACGATACATCGTTTGCAAACCACGCAGCAATTGATGCTAAGGTAGAAAACATTGTTGGGCTTGGTTATGAATTTAAGGTTTCTCCAAGAACAATGATGAGGCTTGAATCATCTGAAGACAATAGCGCAACACAAAAAGCAAGAAAAAGAATTGAACGGGCAAAGATTGAAATGCGTGACTGGCTTGAATCATTAAACGATGATGATTCATTTACAGCAACAATGGAAAAAGTTTATACAGATCTTCAGTCAACTGGAAACGGATACCTAGAAATAGGAAGAACGACTCGTGGAGAGATTGGATATGTTGGTCACATTCCAGCAACAACCATGAGAGTAAGAAGACTAAAGGATGGATATGTTCAGATTATTGGAAATAAGATTGTCTACTTCCGTAATTTTGGAGCAAAGAATCCAAACCCACTAACAACAGATTCTAGGCCAAATGAGATTATTCACTTTAAGCAATACTCTCCGCTAAATACATTTTACGGTGTTCCAGATATTATGTCAGCAATCAATTCACTTCATGGAGATTCTTTGGCATCTCAATACAACATTGATTACTTTGCAAACAAGGCAGTTCCTAGATATGTTGTAACACTAAAGGGTGCAAAACTTTCTGGGGATGCAGAAGACAAAATGTTCAGATTCTTACAAACAAATCTTAGGGGTCAATCACATAGAACTCTATACATTCCTTTGCCAGGAGATTCAGACAATAATAAAGTTGAGTTCAAGATGGAGCCAATTGAAGACGGCATTCAAGACGGATCGTTTAAAGAATATCGCAAGCAAAATCGTGACGACATTTTGGTAGCACACCAAGTGCCACTTTCAAAATTAGGTGGTAGTGATTCTGCATCTATTGCAGCAGCATTAGCACAGGATCGCACATTCAAGGAGCAAGTTGCTAGACCAGCACAGAGACAGTTAGAAAAAATGATCAACAAGATTATTCGTGAAAAAACTGATATCCTTGAGTTTGTGTTTAATGAATTAACTCTTACCGATGAAATTGCACAGTCTCAAATATTGGAGAGATATGTCAAGAATCAGATCATAACCCCAAATGAGGCAAGAGTAATCTTGGATATGCCACAAAGAGAAGGTGGAGATGAGGTTCTACAACTTAAGCCAGAGGCTGCAGCAGAGGCATCAGCCAACAGGTCTAGAGACTCAGAAAGAACAAACAATAACTCTGATAGTACATCTACTGTTGCTGGACGCAATCCAAAAGGCGAAGGAAGAAAAACTCCTTAATGTCCGATATGTCCAGAATGTGATACTTGTGTAAAATGGAGGGTATAATATAGTGGTGACCAATATATCTAAAGCCCATTGGAACTCTGATGGGGAAAATCTTCGTCTATCAATGCCTTTTAGCAAGGTAGATAAGGAAAGACGCATCGTTTCAGGTTTTGCTTCATTAGACAATCTAGACAAGCAAAACGATATTGTTACATCAGAAGCATCTATGAAGGCTTTTGCAAAGTTTCGTGGGAATATAAGAGAAATGCATCAGCCACTTGCAGTAGGCAAGATGGTCAATTTTAAAGAAGACAAATATTTTGATCCAGACTCTAAAAAGTTTTATTCTGGAGTTTTTGTTTCCGCATATGTTTCTAAGGGTGCACAGGATACATGGGAAAAGGTTTTAGACGGTACGCTAACAGGATTTTCCATCGGTGGTCGTATGAACAAGTGGGACGATGGCTATGATGAGAAGTCTGACTCACAAATTAGAATTATCAAGGACTATGATCTAATTGAACTTAGCCTAGTAGATTCGCCAGCAAATCAATTTGCGAACATTGTTTCGGTTGAAAAAGTTGATGGCGTAGATATTATAAAGGCAGATCCTACAGTCCTTGAAAATGTTTTTTATGATAAAGAAAATGGAATAGTCATATCATCTGAAAATGAGTCAGAAATTAGTCCAGTTAGCGGAGAGCAAATGGAAAATATAGGGTTCGTTGAAAAAACGGATGATGAAAAAACAACAATGATAAAATTCTTAGTCGATAGTGCTAAAGGCATTAATACTTCTAAGATGAACAAGGAGGTACAACATATGACAAAATCAAAGACAAAAGTTGAAAAGACAGACGTAGTTGAAGATGTTGTGGTCGCTCCAGAGGCAGATGCATCAGTTGCAGAAGTTGCTGAACAAGTTGCTAAGGCGGAAGAGGTTGAAACAACCGAAGTTGTTAATACCACAGAAGCAGTAGCAGAAGAAATTACTAAGGCAGAAGATGCTGAAGCAATTGAGTCAGTAACAGAGGCAGTTGTAGAGGTATCTAAATCAGAAGAAGTAATTGCCGATGCAGTTACCGAAATGAAAAATACTCTAGAATCAGCCTTTAGCGATCTAGTGTCAACAGTAAAGGCTTTGCAGGCAGAAGTAGAACTTCTTAAGTCTACAAAAGTCGATGTTGATACTGTAAAGAATTCATTTGACGCAGTTGCAAAAGATATTGCAGCAGTAACAAATGAATTTAATGAATTTGGAAAACGAGTAGACGCTGTGGAAGCAGACACCGCATTCCGAAAGTCTGGAGATATCGGCGATATCTTTCAGTCTCAGCCTGAAATGGTTGAAAAATCCCTATGGGGCGGTAGTTTCCTCAAAACAGCCGATCTATTCAAATGAACAAATCACTAGGAGGTGACAATATGTCAGAAGAAATAATCAAAAACCAACCAGGTGAGTCTGGACAACTAGGTGGAACAACACCAGGTTTGTATCAGGGTCAGGGTGCATTCGCATCAGGTGGTATTGGTGGAGTAACAAATCCAGGTGCAGATACACTTGGTAACATTCCAACAGCAACGCTAGGAACAACTAGCGGAGCAAATGCTGTTAACCCTAGTGGTTCAGCGGCTTCTGGAATTTTGCGCCCCGAGCAGGCTCGTCGTTTTATCGACTATGTTTGGGACGCTACAGTGTTAGCAAAGGATGGCCGTCGTGTAACAATGAAGGCTAACTCAATGGAACTTGAGAAGATTAACGTAGGTGAGCGTGTAATTCGTGCTGCAGCACAAGCAGTTGGTAACTACACAAACACTGGCGCTCAATTTTCTAAGGTTGAACTTACTACCAAGAAGATTCGTCTTGATTGGGAAGTAACTGCAGAATCTTTGGAAGATGGTGTCGAGGGTGATGCTCTAGAAGATCACTTGGTACGCTTGATGACCAACGCATTCGCAAATGATATCGAAGACCTCGCTATCAATGGTGATGGCTCGACAGGAGACTTCTTGTCAATCATGCCAGGCTTTATCAACAAGGTAAAGAACAATGGAGATGCACACGAGTCAGTCGTGACTGTAACAGACAATGCTTGGACACCGTCTGTAATGCAGGGCATCATCAATGCAATGCCACGTAAGTACCGTGCACTTAAGAACAATCTTAAGTTCTACGCAGGTACAGATGCATTCGGCGGAATCGTTAAGAATAACGGTACACTTGCCGATGCAGTTGCTGAGGCGTTTGCTGGACAAGTTCCAGGAAGCACTCAAGCAAACCGTCAGAACTATCTTGATGGTATCGGACAGACCTTCGGTGGAGCACGTACAACTCGTGTTCTCGGAATCGAAGTTCAGGAAGTTCCTTACTATCCAGAAGGTTATATTGATTTGACATTCCCTGCCAACCGTGTATGGGGATTCCAGAGAGATATTACTGTAAACCGTGAGTACGTAGCAAAGAAGGACACAATTGAGTACACAGTATTCGTCCGCTTTGGCGTTCAATGGGAAGAAGAGGATGCAATTGCATTCGCTGACGCTTCTGCAGATGAGTAATCTGTAAAAGTAACCTTAACGGGGGGCGGGAGTTCACTCTCCTGTCCCCCTTAATACTTTAGTGATATAATACAAACAAGGAGGATATTATGGAAAATAATGAATACAATAAGCCATTTGTAGCAGAAGATTCACCTCAGCCAGTTCTTGTAGAAACACCAGCAGAACCAGTTGCTGAGCCAGTTGCTGAGCCAGTTGCTGAACCAGTTGCTGAGCCAGTTGCTGAGCCAGTTGCTGAGCCAGTTGCTGTAGAAGAGCCAGCAGAAGAGCCAGTACAGGCATTGGGCTTTACAAAGACAGGTGCAATCGGATCAATGGCAGCAGATGGTCCAAAGAAGACTATTAAGCAGCCACATCAAGATTCAAGCAAGGTAGCAATACACTCAACAAAGAATGTTCGTTGGGAAGAAGTCGGAGTGCTTTACAGAGGTTACAATATCGTAACAAAAGAGCAAGCAGACAAGTGGCTAACTCGTTCACATGTACGAATCGCAACACCCGAAGAAGTCAAAAAGGTTTTAGGGTAATTAAGTATGGAGATATTGAGAGTTCCGCCATACGCAGATATACCAGTTACTTATACTATTCCTTCAGGAATTACTGATGAGGATGTAACAGTTTTGGTAACTGATATGGCGGATCTTTCTATATCAACACTTGAATTTGAAGAACTTTCGGCAGGAGATAATATAACAATAAATCTTCCTGGCAGATATGATTCGGAATATAGAATAGAAATAACAATTGCAGATGAAATTGTTTTTGATGATACATATGAGACAACCAGACCATACGTAGACCCATCTACAAAAGGAAATACAGCATCAGAAATTACTGCCTATGCAGACAATGAAGGTTTGGCAAGATCAATAATTGATTCAGTTGTCGGAGAAGGTTTTTATTACAAGAAAAAGGTTTTAAATTTTACAGGTACTGGTTCAGATTATTTGCCTATATGGGATGATGTAAAAAAAGTTTTAACAGTATATGAAAATAATAAATTGGTAACAGACAGACAGTATGAAGTAACATCCGACAAAACAGCAATTGTTGAAAAATCGACAGACAATATTAATCGTGCAGAATCAGCCCCATTAGTTTTGCCAGCAGCAGCATCAGACTCTCTTGATCCACAGTTTATATATAGAGGTTTTGGAAAAACTTGGGATTACAGAATAACTGTTGAGTATGGGTATTCTCATGTTCCATCAGACATCGTAAAAGCAACTGAAATGCTTATTCATGACATAGAGTGTGGAAAGTTAGATTATTATAAAAGATTTATTTCTTCGTACAATACAGATCAGTATAAAATTCAATTTGACAAAGGTCTTTTCGAGGGAACGGGAAATATACTTGTAGACAAGATACTTTCAAAGTATACTAAGTCTATTACAAAACTTGGGGTGTTGTAATGACAGTTTGCGAAGCCCCAGACTTCATGTTTCCGCTACAAGCATCTTTATATCATCCAATAGTTGAGCAGGGTGATTTTGGAGCAATTAAAAAACAGTGGGTGCTAGATAGAGTTTTTGCTTGTAATTTTTCATCAGGTGGTTCTGCATTTAAAGAAGAAGTAAAGCCAAATGTAAATATAACACAAAACTCAATTCTGGTCGGTAGAGTAAAGTCTGACCTTAGAATGTCTTCAAGAGATAATAAAAATTCTTTAACAAACATATTAATAACAGACATTAAAGATCAGGAAGGTAATTTAGTATATATAGAAACATCTGGCCCAAGGTCTGGAAAAGGCACATTATTTGAAATTGCAACATATGAGCCTTTTGTTGGACCATTTGGTAATGTAGAGTCTTTTAAATTAATTATAAGAAGATCAGAAAATCAAACGGGTGATGTATGAAAGCCGTATTTAATTCTGCACAATTTAAAAAAGAAATGACAAATATTGTAGACTACTCTATGGGATTTTTGGAGGGCATACAAAGAGGCAAAACAGTATTCTTAAAAACACTAGGACTAGAAACAGTAGAACTAATGAAAGAATTTATAGACTCAAATGCTAGAGTTAATCCAGATATGCTTCATCATATATATGAATGGAATCAAACGGGCAGCCCTAGTGCAAGACTATATGATATATCATACACAACTAGTAATTTAGGTTTATCTTTTAGATCATCTTTTAGACAGTCTACATCAATTAAAAATGGATCTCGTGTTCCCTTTTACGATAAAGCAAGAATCATGGAAGAAGGTATTCCTGTTATAATTAGACCAAGAGTTGCTCAGGCATTAGCATTTGAAGATGGTGGAGAGACAGTATTCACAAAGAGTGAAGTCAGAGTAGATAATCCTGGAGGAACAGAAGTGCAGGGTGGTTTTGAAAAAGTGTTTGATATGTTCTTTAATAGATATTTTTCTCAGGCATTCTTGCGTGTCAGTGGCGTTGCAAGGTATCTGGAAAATCCAGAAGTATACAGAAAAGATATGAAGGCTGGTAAAAGAATGGGCAGATCAAAAGGTATATCCACAGGATATCGTTGGATTGCTAATGCGGGAGTTGGTATTTAATGACTGCAGTAATTCATCATCCACCAACAATTATAAATAAGTATTTGGCAGCAAAAATAGATCCAGGATTTAACTCCACTGGAACTACATATTTTTTTCCAACACTGCCAACAGACATTAATACTCTTACTCAAGAGTTTCCTAATAGCAATGAAGTTTTTGCAGTATATGACAGAATGTTTAAAATGAGAAGGGTTCCTTTCCCATATATTAAGTGTGAGCAGTTGCTATATTATTTTTATGCAGTAGGAGAAAATGCAACATCTAAAATGGTTATAACTCAGCAGCAGGTAAATGATCTTCTAGATAATGGTGATGACTCAGCAAAAGACATAAACGACTGGGCAGCAGCAAATGATGGTCTATGGTCAGGCGAGTCTAAGCCATGCTTCTTTCATAACTTTAAGATATACCAACTAGAAGAAACAAGGGATATCGTAGACTTTGGTACAGCCAGAACCTATGCGGGGAACAAGATAATCATAGACTACGACTGGCACCCAGTAAACTCATAATAAACGGGTTGTATAATATAGATGAGGAAACAAGCCCTTTTAATAAAATGAAAGAGGTGAGAATATATGGCATATAGCCGTGGTTCAAGTAGTAACATTATCGTAGGTGCAGCAGCACTTTTTACGCATAATGCAGGTCCAATCGGATTAGATCCTGATGGCAAGATCACTGATGCTCAAGCAGCATTAGATCTTCCAGCAATGACCGCATCCGCAACATCCTACAAGGAAACTTTGACACTTGCTGACGAAGATTACACAAACGTAGGATATACATCGAACGGTTTGGAACTCGCATTCCAGCCTGATTTCGGTGAGGTGGCAGTAGATCAACTTCTCGACGTTGCTCGTTTATTCAAGCAAGGCATGACAGTTAATCTAAACACATCATTTGCAGAGGCAACACTAGAAAATCTTCTAGTTGCAATTGCAGCAGACGATACAGACCTAGTTTCAGGTTCTGGTTTGTCAACACTAAAGATGTCCGCTGGAGATATTGGTGACGTTCCATTGGAGCGTGGCCTTGTAGCAGTAGGTCCAGGTTCTGGTTCCGCTGCAGATCCAAAGGAAAGAATCTATGTTGCATACCGTGCACTCTCAATTGAGAATGTTACAGTATCAGCAAAGCGTGATGAGGCTTCAATGTTTGAAGTATCATTCCGTCTTCTTCCAAATGATGACGCATCATACGGTAAGATCGTAGATCGTTCATTAGCAACACAACCATAATACAACTTAATAGGACTAGCCCAGGCTCAAAACCTGGGCTTTTCCATTTGGTATACTTGTATAATGGCAACAAGCGTATATGAAAAGAAAAATTTTTCTTTTATTGATGGAACAGTCATTGAGGCTGCCCCGCTAAAAATAAAATATCTTAGAGAATTTTTAACAAAATTTGAAACAATAAAGTCAGCAAAAACAGATGATGAATCAATATCTGTTTTAGTAGTCTGTGCTCTTATAGCCATGAAACAATATGCTCCACACATAAAAACAATTGAGGACCTTGAAGATAACTTAGACTTGCCAACAATATATGAAGTTATCGACATTGCAGCGGGTATTAAAATTAATCAAAAATCAGAAGAGCCAGTAAAGTCTCAGGCTGTAGATAGTGGATCGTCATGGGAAACATTAGACTTGGCAAAACTAGAAGCAGAGGCTTTTTTAATCGGTATTTGGAAAGACTATGAAGAACTGGAAGAGTCTTTATCAATGCCAGAACTAACAGCAACAATTAAAGTTAAAAGAGATTTAGATTATAGTGATAAAAAGTTTGCTGCTGCAATGCAGGGAGTAGACTTGGATAAAAACTCAGGAAACAGCAATGCTTGGGAAGACATGAAGGCTAGAGTTTTTAGCAAAGGTAAAGCAGAAAATGGGAATGACATACTTGCCCTACAAGGTAAAAATGCGGAGAAGGCTGGGTTTGGAATCGGTATGGGCCTTGACTATGAGGTTTATGAATAGTTAAAAATATGACTCCGCTATGGTATAATTAACTTAACCTTATAAGGAGGAATAAATGGCAACTGCCACAGAAGAAAAAACAGTAACTCTTATCGATGGAACAAAGATCAAGGTAAGACCATTAAAGATCTCTCTTCTTCGTCCATTCATGAAGAAGTTTGAAGACATCGCAAAAGTAGCGGAAGATAATGAAAAATCAATGACTCTCCTAATGGAGTGTGTACAAATCGCAATGCAGCAATACAAGCCAGAATTGGCGGAAGACAAGGAAGCCCTAGAAGAAAATATAGATCTTCCTACAGTATATAAGATCGTCGAAGAGGCTTCTGGAATTAGACTTTCAGACGCAACACTACTTGGCAATCTTGTAAATAATTAAATAAAAGAGGTGTTAATGGATGGCTGATGTTCAATCCAATATTCATGTAAATATTGATACGTCAGATGCGTTAGCAAGTTTAAAACTGCTACAGCGTCAGATATCAGCCTTCCACACCCAGATGTCAAAGTCTGGCGCAGCAGCGTCAGCGGTAGCAGCAAATCAAGCACAAAACTTGATGAACAGCATCAATGCCACTGGAAAATTCCAGGCATCGATGAGAACAGTTGCCACAAGCACTGAGTATTTTACTAATGCATTAGAGAAAAATAAATTAACCTCCAGAGAGTATTTTAGATATACTGGAGCAGCAACAAAAACTTTTGGAAGACTGTTTAGGTCTGAATTTGAAACAATCAACAAGGTTGCACGAGAGCGTGTAAAGGATATACAGACCCAGTATATAAAGATGGGTCGTGGGGCAAACGGAGCCCTTCAAGCAATCGCAGTAAGACCTCTTACGCTAGATATGAAAAATCTGGCTACGCAAACAGCGATGGCAGCACAGCGCCAGCAACTATTAAATCAACTACTAAAACAAGGATCAACAAATCTACTAAACTTTGGTAAGAATACTCAATGGGCTGGTCGCCAGTTGATGGTTGGCTTTACAGTTCCGTTAATGTTGCTTGGATCAACTGCTGCAAAAACATTCATGAAACTTGAAGAGCAGGCAATTAGATTTAAGCGTGTTTATGGTGAAATGTTTACTACAGCAGAAGAAACAGATGCAATGGTTAAGCAAATACAGACCCTTGCAAAAGAATACACCAAGTATGGTGTTGCTGTAGAAAAGACTATGGAGATGGCTGCTAATGCTGCAGCAATGGGTAAGATGGGTGCAGAACTTACTGCACAAGTTACTGAGGCAACAAGACTTGCAGTTCTGGGTGGTGTTGAACAAGAGCAGGCACTTGAGACAACAATATCTGTTACTAACGCATTTGGAGTTGCAGCAGAAGACTTAGCAAAGAAAATTGACTTCCTTAACGCAGTTGAAAACCAGACTGTCGTATCTATTGAAGATTTAACAATAGCAATTCCAAAAGCAGGACCAGTTGTTCAGCAACTTGGTGGAGATGTAGAAGATCTTGCATTCTTCCTTACAGCAATGAAGGAAGGTGGAATCAATGCATCAGAGGGTGCTAACGCACTTAAGTCTGGTCTTGCCTCTTTAATTAACCCATCTGAAAAAGCATCAAAGATGCTTGCTGGACTTGGTATAAATATCAAGGGTATTGTAGAAGCAAATAAGGGAGATGTAGCAGCAACAGTAGTAGGATTTGCCCAAGCATTAGATACACTAGATCCTTTAAATCGTGCAAGAGCAATTGAGCAATTATTTGGAAAGTTCCAGTTCTCAAGACTATCTACCCTATTCCAAAATGTTACAGCACAAGGAAGCCAAGCAGCAAGAGTATTGGGTTTGACAAGAGCCACCACAGAAGAGTTAGCAATTCTGTCACAGCGAGAATTAGACAAGATAGAAAACACAACAACCTATAAGTTTAAAAAGTCTATTGAAGATTTGAAGGTAACTCTTGCTCCAGTTGGAGAGCAGTTCCTAAAAGCCCTGACACCAATAGTAGAGTTTGCGTCTAAAATACTTGAAAAGTTTAATAATTTAGGCGAGGGAAGTAAAAAGTTTTTAACAATACTTACAGTTGCACTTGGAGCAGTAGGACCAATAGCACTTATGACATTTGGTTTATTGGCTAACGGACTTGCAAATATTATTAAATTGTTTGCAACAATGAAATCATCTTTTAACAGAGCAGGATCTTCAACCCAAATACTTGGTAATCAAACAGATTATTTAACACAACAACAATTAGAGGCATCTGCTGTAGCAGCATCTCTTGATCAGGTTCATCAAAAACTTAGACAAACATTTACATCCGAAACTGCAGCGGTAGAGGCGTTAGCATCAGCATATAGAAGAGCGATAGCAGCACAGGTAGGATTCACTGGTCCAGTTGGTAGAGGTAAACTGCCCCAAAGCAAGAGATACTCTACAGGTGTGGATAGAGTTCCTGGCCCAATGGGTGCTGGAGACATTGTTCCTGCAATGTTAGAACCTGGAGAGGCAGTAATTCCAGCAAAAGAAGCACAGGACCCAGCAAACAGACCAATAATTAAAGATATGATTGCAGGAAAACCTGTATCTGAAATTACAAAGAAAAAGTCTAGGGTAAAACCAGATACAGTATTTGCACATGCAACCCAACCACAAAAAATGCAAACAGCAAACATTCCCGATGATTTTTCTGATACTAGAGAAACACTTCGTGGAAGAGGAATTGAAAAAGCACTTGGATATCGTGGACTAGGGTTTGATATACCAGGAGAAATGAATAATGCATTAAAGGATAACAAGGTAAATGTAAAAGACTACCTAAGAGAAATAAGCAAACCTCGTGCAGTAGAAACAATGGTTTCAAGATTGATGAAAGAAAATGGATTAAGCGCAACTGATGCTGAAAGAGTAGCAAATAAGTTACGTAAAAATTTAATTTTATCTTTACAGGGATTACCAGATGATTTTAAGATAGGTGACAGAACAGTATATTCAAGAATGGGTAACTTAACAACAGGTATTCTTGGCGGTCTTGCAAAAGATCCAAAATATAAAACTGCTATTGAACAAATATATAAAGTAGTAGGTGTAGGTGGAGCATCTGCATCCGTAATGAAATATAACTCAAAAATGCCTGTTGAAGATGTTATAAAAAATATAAAAAATTATACACCAGCAACCAATCCTGCAACAATTAAAGCATTAGAACAGATAGCACTAAAGCAACCAGGAATGATGCTTGATGTCAATAAAAACGGAGATATAGTTACAAGTTATGAAAGACTAGAACTTCATAATAAAAAAAGATTCCCAGATAATCCAGAAAAATGGGAGTGGTCAGATAAAAAAGTTAATGCTGCTAGACAAGTAGATCCAAAGACTGGTAATTTAATTATGAAGCCTGGAAGATCTGGCGGAGACACTGGTGCTGTAAAAATTGGTGGAACCGCAGGAAAGAAAGTGCTCGACAAAGCAAGAGCAGTTCTTCAAGGTTTAACAGCACAAGACATAGATGGAAGACCAATTACTACATATGCAAAACAGTTAGAAAAAGGAACTGGCTATAGTAATATTGCTGCACGAGATGCGTCTGGCGTATTTTTAACAGAGGATGGCAAAAAGGTATATGTAAAGCCATTTCCTGACTTAAGGTCAGCGCTTGCCGAACAAAGGGCAACAGTAATAGCAAGAGATGTTCATGGACTTGACGCTCCAAATCAAGAACTTCGGGTTGTTAAGGATCCATATACTGGTAAAACAATGTTTGCTCTTGAGTCTAAGTATGATTCAAAATTTACTCCAAAAGAACTGTCTAGTAGTTTTAGTAGAGAAGAATACTTTAGACAACTAGTTGCATCAAGTCTTCGTGGAGATGATGATTTAAAGAAGGGCAATTTAGGTGGAAACAGATTAGTAGATGTTGGCAAGGCTGGAGTTCTTGATAAGGCATCTGGAGTAAGAGGCTATGCAGAAAAAATGCCATCAATGCTTGAAATGGCAGAAAAGAATTTAAGCGGAGTTAAGGGTCCAGCAGCAGGAAAGTCTCCTTTCTGGTTTGGCAACGCAACAGCAGATATTGCAAAGAGTATGACAGCAGATCAATATCACAAAGCAATGATTGATGAAATTGATAGAACTCTTCCAAAGTTAAAAGCAACAATAGCAAAATTTGATCTTGGCCCAGAAGATAGAAAATATTATCAAGCAATGATAGATAGGCTAGAAGAAGGAAGAAAGGTTGACTGGAGAGGCCTTCATGCAAAGCATTCATCAATTCTAATAAAGCCAGATGAATTAATTGAAGATGAGAAGACTGGAAAACTAGAAAAGCCAAAAACAACAAAAAAGCCTCGTGGAGTAAAATCATCTTCTGGAAGTCCAAAAGATACAAGAATGACAGACAAGCCTAAAAAAGGCAAGAGGGTTGTTCAAGGACCTAGAGGAAAATTTACTGTTCCTGGTTTTGCAAATGCTCCAGAGTCAGCAAATGCTGTTGCTTCATCAATTGTTGCAGGAGCAAGATCATCAATTGCAGAGGCAAAATCAACAGGACAAAAAATTGGATTAACTATTTCTCAATCTGCAGCAGCAGCATCTAGAACTGCTCTTTATGGAACGGGACCAATAGACGCTAATCAAAAGTCTCTTCGTCGTAAATTACAAAAGATGGAAAGAGATCAAAAGAGATTAAGCAAGATAGCACAACAGGCACCAGTTCCACAACCAGTAATTGCTGCGAATATGGCAGATGGTGCTGAAAAACAAACCCTTAGAGGTAGAGCAAAAACATATTTACAAAATAGAGAAACTAAAAAGCAAGCAAGAATAGCAGCAGGCAAAGGCCCAGGCATGGGCGTTGGCGGTGCAGCAATGGCTGTTTCTGGAATTGCAATGCTTGGCTCAATGGCTCCAGGCAAAGTTGGAGAGATTTCACAAAAACTCATGATGCCACTAATGGGTCTTGCAATGGTTCTTCCTATGTTGAAGAGCCCAGCAATGGCTGTTGTGGCAGGTCTTACAGCAACCGTAGGTGCTTTTATAATGTTAAGAAGAGCGTTTGATCAAGCACAAGAAAAGATTTTGCAAGAAAATGAAAAGTTCAGAGGCTCAACTTCAGCGATAAATTCTATTGCAAAGTTTGGTGGAAAAGTAACAGCATCAGAACAAATGGATTTAAGAAGAAAGAATTCATTCTCAATGCTAGGTCCAGCAACAGGAAAAACTACATATGGTGAAGCATTTGTTCAAACAAAAGAAGGAAAAGAATTAACTGAAAGACTTTCTAAACAAGCCGCAGCAGGTAAAGGAACTCAAGCAGCATCAGATTTAAGTCAGCAGTTATCCGCAGCAATAATGTCTGGTGCTATGGATATGAATCAGGCAAAGAGTCTTGCAATGAATGCTGCAGAGCAAGCAGGAGATTTATCTATAGGTCTTAAGGTAGTTGCACAAATGGAAAAAATGCTAGGGCCAAATGGAGAAGACTTAAGTAAAAATCCTTTAGAAGTTAGAACAAGAATGGTTGCAGAAAATCAAAAGAGAATGCAATCTAATTTGTCAAATATTCAAAATGCTGGAATAGTAACTAAACTTGCTGGACAAAAAACAATGCAAAAGGTTGGTATTGGCGCATCTGCTGCTGGTGGTGCAGCAATTGGAGCAACTCTTGGAGCAGCATTAGGATCTGTCGTGCCTGTTCTTGGAAATGCAGTTGGAGCGATTATTGGTGGAGGTATTGGAGCAGCAGCAGGTGCAATTGGTGGATATTTTGCTTCAAAGAAATTTGCTGCTCAGGCAGGACAATTAGGAGCAGCGTATGCAGTTGATGCAAAAATAGCAATGGAACAAAATAAACAAATGCTTGACTCGTTTGATATGTACTATCAAAAGAAAATTGAAGAACTTAGACTGCAGGGTAAAATTAATGAAGCAGAAGAAATGCAAAATAAATATATTGAAGAAAGAGATAAACTAACTGCAGCACAGGCACAACTACAAGGAGACATTGTAAAACAATACAATGAGGGTGGAGCCCTTCAAGAATCAATGATGTCTGGAATGAAAAAAGCAGCCAAAGCAAGATACAAAGATAATCCAAATGAAATTGCCTACATGGATGTTGTTAATCAGCAAGCAGGAGATTTAAGAAAGTCTGGGGCAATTGATAAAGGTCAAGAGTTTTTGATTCAGGCAAAAATGGCAAGCGGAGATATTCCTCCATCAGTATTTAGAAATCTTCTTCAGATGGCAACAGAAAATAAAGAGATAGCACCTAAGATGATGAACATTATTACAAAGTTTAGTGGTGCAACATCAGAGTCAATAGGTGTTGCTGCTCAAAATATTTTAGGATCTGACAACACTATTGATAAGACTGTTCAAACACAATTTATTACTAAGGTTGAGGCATTTGAAGAAGATTCAGAGGCTTTAGATTTTGCTAAAAACATGATAAAGTTAAATAATCTTAATGCTGTTATTCCTTCAAATGTTTTAGTAAAATACTACACAGAAAATGATGCAGCATATCAGCAATTAAATAAAATGCTTGATGCTATTGAAGGAAAGAAAGATTTAACTGTGCCATTTGTTTATGAAATTATCCCTCAACTTAAAGGTTCAGATGCATTTGATGAAAAATATTTTGAGACACTAACCGAAGATCAGCAAAAAGTTTATACCACTACGATTGCTTCAATAATAAACATTCCAGATCCACAGATCGTAGCAACAGATGATTATCAAACCTGGCTAAAAGAAAATACTGTTGTTAATGGTAAAACATACGGTGGTGCCCAATATAAGGGATTGTCGCAAGCAGCCATGGTTGCTCATTATAAAGAGCAGCAAGGTTTTAAGGCTGTAACAGATAATGTTGCTATAAGTGCTGCTGCTCCAAAGGGTAGCGGAGGTGGTGGCGGAAGTAAGCCTAAGTCATCTCCACTTGATGATTTATTAAAAAGATTAAGAGATGTTCGAAAGAATCAAATTAAAGTTACAGAAGGTTTTGATGCGTCATTTAAATCTTTAAATAAGTTGTTTGGTGGTAAAAAGACTATTGAGATTTTTAGCGGTATTGAAAACGACATGAGAAAATTAGGAGCAGGAGAAGACTTAATTGAACTCATTGTAGGTATGGATCCTAAAGAATATGAAAAGCAAAAGAATAAACTATTTGAGTTTGATAAAAAGGGAAATATTATAAAGATAAAAGATGGCGCTAAAAGCATTGGCGATGCGCTTCAGTCTGTCAAACTTGGCGAGTTTGTTAGTGAGCAGCAAAAGATGGCTAATCAGATTGGTAATCAGACTGCAGCACTAAAGAGACTTCAGGCAGCAGGCGTAGAGGGATCTGTTGCTCTTGAAGCAGTTGCAGATGCTACCTTTGCAGCAGCAATTGCAAATAAGAAATTGTCAGATGAACAAATACAAAAAATAGTTAAAACATGGAAGAAGGCTACAAAAGCAGCAAATGCATATGCTGCAAATGAGGCTGCTATCAATAAAACTAAAGAGTTTACAGATAGAGCAAAACTACTAACTCAAATAACCGCTCAATCCGCAGCAATTGCAGCAAAGGCTAATGCTTCTCAGGGTAGTGTGATTGAGGCATTGCTAAACAATCCAGAACTAGCAACTATGCTCATCACCCCTGGAATTGATCAAGACGCATTTGAAAAATTATTACAACAAGCACTAGACTCAGCAAGAACTGAGTTAAAGATTAAGCAATTAACAATAGAGGGAATGCAAGATATATTCGATACTGGATATGGAAATGCAATGGAGGCCTTTGATGTAGAAGAACAGCGTCTAAGATTTAAGTTTGAGGATGATAATAAAAAACTTAAAGATGAAATTAAAAAGGCTGAAGAGTTAATTGCAGTAAAGCAAGAGCAAATTAGAATACAAGAGATTGGTCTTAAAGAAATTGAAGATCAAGAGGAAAAGGTTAATAAAAAATATGATGAAAGACTAAAGGCTCTTGATGAAGTAGAAAAGGCAAATGCTACAATATCACAACAGCAAAAAGGTCAACTAACACTTGCAGAGGCTTTGACTTCTGGGGATATTGCTGCTGCTGCTCGTGCTGCACAAGAAATGAGAGCAGCCTCTGCTGCAGATGCCGTAACAAAGCAAAAGGATGCTTTAGAAAAATCTAGAGAGTATGAACTTTCACAGATAAGATCTAAAAATGGAAAAAGCAGAATTGAAATTGAAAATGAAATTAAAAAACTTCAAGATGAGATTTATGAAATTGAACAAAAGAGTCTTGAGCCTAATAGAGAAACCTTGAGGCTTAATGAACTTGCACTAGAAAAAGCAATTGAAGGAATTACTGTTTTAGACAAGACAAGGGATGCCTGGGAAAGAATTAAGAATCAGGTAGACCTTGCAAGAATTTCTAGTGCTCAATTTGTTAAAGAGATGCAAGATGCTCTTAACATTATGAATTCTCTTATTAATGCATATAGAAATCAAACAGTCAAGACTGATCCAATAATTCCTACTGATCCAACAATTCCTACTAACCCAATTATTCCATCAGGCACAACATGCGACGAAGGATATGAATTAGTAAATGGAAATTGTGTTAAAAAAGGAACAGTGGTATCAGAAGAAGCAGAGACTACACAAGGACCTTGCGGACCTACAAAGCCATATTATAACTATTTTACAGGAGAGTGTGTTGGAAGTCCAGCAGAAATAAAGCCTAGAGGAACAACGACGACAAGCAATAACAACAATACCAGCACCAGCAGTTCTAGTCCTTCTTCTTCCTCTTCTTCAACAGAACCTCTTGGAGTTAATACTGGTGGCTTAGTTGCTCAAATGCATCTAGACGATTTGAACAGAATGGCCCTAAACATGGAGGTAGCAAAAATTACACAAAATGCTGGCTCAGTTGCAGGACTTCATTATAAAGAATTGGTAACAATGAGTGACAGAGCAGCAGCATTTACTAAAGAGTTAGAGGATGCTGCTGAAAGGAAAAAGATTGTTAATATGGGCGGAAGCACACCATACCTTCATTTAGAAAGTTTAAGTGCTAAAGCACAAAAAGCAAGTGCAGATGCTTTTACTGCAGAGTTAAAGGCTGCAGAAGAAAAAAGAAAAGCAGATGAAGCAGCAAAGAAAAAGGCTGCAGCAGATATTGCTAGGTTTGGTGGCAATGCAATAGCAGCCAACCAGTTTGCAAATTGGGGTAAGGCTAAAGGTGGACTAATTAAGAAGTTCTCAATGGGTGGAATTATTCCAAGATTCTTGAGTGGTGGTTTTGCAAAGGGTACTGATACGGTACCAGCAATGTTAACTCCTGGCGAGTTTGTTATGAGCAAGTATGCTGTTGATTCCTACGGTGTTGATAATATGAAGAAAATAAATAGCGGAGATCCAATAAGCGGAACAGTGTATAATAATACATATACATTAACTGTTAATGCCAAGACCGATGCAAATCCAAATGAGATTGCACAGGCCGTAATGGCAACTATTAAACAGGTTGATGACAGAAGAGTAAGAGGGGTGGTTATCGGTGCCAGAAAGTGAATTGGATCCTAGAGTAGTTTATGTTCAGGGTCGTAAAAAATATAACAGACCAAGTGGTATGCTTTGGTCTGAGAACTCTGGTACGCTTCAAGATGGTTTATATATACCGTATGGCTACGAAGTTGGGGCAAACCCAGAAAATATTGAAGATGAATCTTTGATAGACCAATTTTTATTCTTGACTGATGATAATAGGCAGCCCATTGATTTTAATGAACAGCGCATTGAAAAGCGGGAGAGAATGATTAATGGTCGCATGAGATCATATCATATTGCAGACAAGATTACAATAAGCACAAAGTGGGATATGATTCCTTCTAGGTCCCACGCAAATTTTCCAAACTTTGATCCAGCCACTGGTCTTTCTCCAGAAAAGGCTTACACGACAGATGGCGGTGCTGGTGGAGCAGACATGCTTGAGTGGTATGATGCACATAAAGGTTCTTTCTGGGTATTTCTTACTTATGATAGGAAAGGAATATTTAAAGGTACACCAGAACCATATAATCATTTAGGGCAATACAATCAATTGATAGAAATGTTTATTACTGATTTTTCTTATACTGTTGAAAAACGAGGCCCAAATTTTGATTACTGGAATGTCTCAGTAAATTTGGAAGAGGTCTAATGTTTGAAGACAAAGACCTGCAAACCTTTTTAGAGACTTCTTCAACTATTAGAAATAAGTCTGTAATTACTGCAGAATGGAACATGAACATACCAACCAATATAAAGCATATTGGTAATTATAGATATAGACCGACACAAAGTGGATCCGTATATTCTTCTTTACCTACAAGTTTTGATATTAATGATGCAGGCAATTTTTATACAGGAGCAACAGATGCAGATGTTGTAGTAGATGGATCTTTTGATAACAACGATACCCCTACAATATTTTTAACTAAAAAAGAAAAATTGCAAATGCTGTATTCTTTGGAAGATTGTTTCAACCAGTTCAGACCAAGATCTGGAATAAACAAGGCAGTATTTTTTGAAAATGGCAAGTTGCACCACCCAAATTTATTTATGGCAGACAGACCTAGATACTACATGCCAGACAAAAACGATATGTTTAAATATTGGACATCATACAGAACAGAATCTGGACAAGAATATGGTATTGCATCAAAGGTTAGGGGTGCTCAATATGATATTGAAGACGCTTGTCCATTCGTTGTATATAAAGAAAGAATACCAACAAACAGAATAGTTGTAAAAATGCAAACCCATGTTGGGACAGAAAACCTAGGACCATTCTCATCTTCTACAGGATCTTTTTCTGACCCATTCTATGGAGACTTAAATCAAAAAACTCCAAACAAATGGAAAATTCAAATTTTAAAAGATAACTCATGGCAAGATGTAATATCTTTTGATCCGTCAAAAAGAAGAAAAGATGGCTCTGCAATAATTAAAAGTGACGGTTATGTTGAAATTTCTTATGGACTAATTGTTCCAGACGAATGGAGAGCAAATTTTGTTTTTGCAGAAACATACTCTACGACATTGCTTTTGCCAGATAAGTCTGTAGTTGGCTATGCCTATTTAATTAAAGAAAATGAAACTGACATCGGAGAATATCACATATGGAATGGCGAAGACTATACAATCATAAAGCCAAAATACGGCTGGTATATTCAAGATGAAACAGTTGATAGACTTACTAATTTTGTTACAGACGCAACATCTCCAGATACATTCGTAAGGCCGTTAGACGGTAAATTGCAATACAGAGAGTTTGAGTATGTATCTGGCATAAGAGTTGTTGTTGATACAATGAATGTAAAAGATTCAACATTTGATCTAATTGAAATATCTCCAAGACTTGTTATGAATATATCAGATAAGACATTGGATTATTCAATAAATAAAAGCGCATCAGATTTAGGAATTAGTGGTTTGCCAGTAGGACAGTTGGTTGCTTCTAATGGATCAATCAATATATTTGACTACGATCAAGCATTTAACGAAAACAATACTTCAAGCATAGTACAAAAATATACAGATAGGCATATACAGTTTAAATTTTATGAAGTTATAGTTGATGTTGATGGTTGGGATTATTGGGTTCCAATCAAAACTTTGTATTCTGATTCTTTTCCAAAAGCAGATTTAATTAATAAAAGAATTTCAATATCATTAAGAGACATGTATTGGTACTTAGAATCTTTGACTGCTCCACAAATATTGATGACAGAAGTATCTCTAAGTTCTGCTGTTTCTCTATTACTAGATTACATAGGATTTTCAAACTATACATTTAAAAGAGTTACAAATGAAAAAGAGGTTATAATTCCTTATTTCTTTGTTGCTCCAGACAGGAGCGTTGCCGAAGTGTTGCAAGACTTGGCTGTATCAACACAAACTGCTATGTTCTTTGATGAATATAACAATTTTGTTATGATGAGTAAAAATTATATAATGCCAACAAAAACTGAAAGACCAACGACATTTGAACTTAAAGGCACAAACGACTTGGTTCAGTCTGAAAGAATAAAAAATAAAACACAGGCAAATGCTAAACTTGCAAACATTATTTCTATTTCGGGGCAGTCAAATAGTGCATATAATGACGGGGTAATAAATTATACCCCAAGACATATTCAAAGGTCTATAGGATCCATAAGACAGGCAAGCCTTTTGGATGAAGAAAGATTTTATGTATACAAGCCAGCACTGCTATGGGAAGTGTCTGGTACAGAAAATACAAAATCTTTAAATAACGAGATTGGGACTCAGTCTTCGTATTTACTTACTGCAATTCCTCTAAACTCTAATTTGTCGGCAGAGGTTCCAACCGTAAAAAACAATGTTGTTATTAATAATACGTTTAGTTTGGGAGAAGCAGTTTTTTGGATTGCTAGATATAATGGATACTTTTACTCACAGGGTGAAATTATAAAGTATGATGCAATTCAACACAATGTTACTGGGTTTGGAAATGTTTGGATTACTTCTATTGAAGAGTATCAAAATTATTTTTCAAAACTTCCGTTTAATGGAAAAATATATCCTACTGGCCTAGTAAGGATTTATTCAGAGCCAAAATACTTTGAGCAGGGTGGTATAGTAAAACTTCAAAATGGTCCAGTAGTCAAGCATGGTCGTGGTCAATTTGGAACAGAGGTGGTTGCACACTCTGCTGGAATTTCTGATTACTGGAAATCAGATGACAACGTAAAGGGATGCTATATGGCTTCTGAGTACTTGTTTGATAATAAAACTCCAATTCCTGCAACTACCGCATCATCCGCTGGCAAAACAACCAATGCAGGCGTTTCTGCAGATGCAATAAGCAGAACATCTTCTAGAACTGGACTTATAAAGAATTTTCTTTCCACAACTCTTGTTGGAGAAATTACAACACAAACACAACAGGTTCCTGGATCAATACAGTCTTCAGCATTTTCTTTAACTGGTCCAAACTTTACAACAAAAGAAAAACCAAGAGACTTTGTTTCATATGTACATAAAACTTTAGAAAATAAAAAATATAAACACTTTGGAACAAGAATGAGAATTGTTGGTAAAATAGAAAACAATCAGGATAGAGGACAAACATCAAACGGATCTTCTACATACTTTGTTGTTAATGGATCAACCCCAGATAAGAATATTAATATATCTGGAGGTTCTGCTGGTATATCAATAATGCTAAACCCAACAACTAATGTCGGTTACTATTTTGAAATAGCAGCGCTTGGTTTGGGCAACTTGTCAGATACAGAAAAGCAGGGGGTTAGCAATGTATTCTTTTACAAGGTTAAGTCTGATAATGGAGTTGCTGTACCTATTAAGTTGTGGGAAGGTTTGGGACAGATCACAGTTGATGATGGAAAATTCACAGGGCAGTCGAGAAGTTTTGCTGAAGAAAATCCAACGGTATATGATTTGGCAGTAGAGTATGAAGACATAGGAGCAACAAGAAGATTCTATTTATATCTAAACGGTGTAATGATTAAGACTGTAGACGATACAGATCCGCTTCCAACATACTCCAATATAGCGCTATTTACCAGAGGTTCATCAAGAGCGATGTTTGAAAATGTATATGCTTTGTGTAATAACTATTCTCAGAATACATCATTTAGTTTGGGCGCTCCAGTAAACTCTGTTTTTGGCGACCAAGAAATAGATGTAAATGAATCATTTAGAAAATATTCAATAAGCGGTTTAGTTCAAAATACATATCTAACTGGAATAAGTGCTTCGGAGCCACCAAAGTATGATATTTACTTTGAAGAATTTGGAAGCATAATGAGGGAAATGGCAGCATTTAATTTTAAATATGATAAGGCTTACCCAGCATTGAGTGCAAAAATATCACCAACCTTTAATAAAATAAAGGGCTATGCTGTTTCTGGATTCAGGGCTGGATCATACGGTGCAGAGTTTTTAATATTTAATACAACAGACGCTCCATTGTCTTTAGATGAAACTAGCGGAAACTATTTGAGAGTTCAAGGAATTACATTTACGCAGCAGTCTGATAACAACCTGACAGTTGATGAATATTTTAATAAGAATAGCCTTACATCAAACCCACAGTTTGTTGCTGATCAATTAATATCAAACCCTTATAAAATTAAACAAGACTATCAAGATATCAAACTCAGCAGAATGACATACGGCAAAAAAGATTTTGCGATAGACACAACCTATATACAGTCACAGGATGAAGCACACAGTTTAATGAAGTGGCTAGTTGAAAAAATTACTAAGCCAAGAAGATCTTTGGGTGTTCAAATTTTTTCAATCCCAACTATTCAGTTGGGCGATATTGTTAGTGTAGACTATAAGGAAAATAATATAAGTATGGCATCTGATCCAAACAACAGGTTCGTTGTGTATAATATTGAATTCTCCAGAAGTTCCGATGGGCCTTCTATGACTTTGTTTTTAAGTGAGGTTGTATAATGTTAAATCCAATAAAATCAGTAGACCCAATCTATCTTTCTGCGGTGGCAGCAATTCCAGAACCGTCTCAGTCAAAAGAAGATGACTCAGTAAAAATTGCGACGCCAGATTTAATTCTTGCAAATGATGAAATGATGTCAATAGAAATAATGACAGATCTAATCTTTGAAGATATAGGTGGATATGAACTTGCAACAATTTCAAGGCACGACTTGGTTAACGGCCAAAAGGTTATATATGCTCCAATTAAAAATCTTACAGATCTTTATCTTCAATATAATCCAAACAATGTTTTAAGGCTTCAGTCTTCTGATTCATACTTTAAGTCTTTGTCTTTGTCTATTCTTGATCATATCCCAGTCTGTGGAACAGGGTACGATCTGGTTGGAACTGATCCTGACCTTACAAAACGAACCAAAGTGCCCAACTGTAAGTCTGTTTATATAGACCCTATAACTGGAGACCTAGTTATTAATGTCGTTAATGTTAAAGAAAATGAGCAGGTAGAAGTAGAGGTTTTAACTGCTGGAAATATTTTTGATGATACAATATACTATGGGAGTAGCCAATGATAACTAATACTGGAAAAAATCTTTTAGCAAAGTACCTTGTGGGTCAAACGCCATCATATGCATCTCATATTGCTGTTGGATGTGGTGTCAACCCAGTAGTTTCTGACTATACATTTAGTACCCAAGAATTAAATGAATTAAAAGATAAACAGTCTTTGGCATTTGAAATGTTTAGATCTCCTATTATTTCTAGAGGCTTCGTAAATGAAAACGGGCTTTCTAAGGTTGTATTGACAGCAGAACTTCCAACAGAAGAAAGGTATGAGATTACAGAGGTTGGCATTTTTTCTGCAGGGTCAAACCCCGCTGCTGGTTCATTTGATAGTCGTGTAATTTATTCTTTTGCAGATACTGATAACTGGAAATATAATCCAGAAGGTTTATCCCCCGTTGATATCCCAGTAAAGTATGAGCCATTAGATGGAGAGTCTCAAAATGGAACAATAAATCAAGAGGAGAAAGTTTTTTCAACAAATGCAGATAATAGAATTTTTACACAAAATGACAGGGTAGAGCGAAACGAAAGATGTAGGTTCTTAAATAATATAATTGCAATGCGTGGAGATACATCCATAATATCAGTTGACGGTTCTGGTGTTATGCAAGCAGAAGGTGGATCAGATTATATTAGGTTAGATGAAACGTCTGTTGATTTTACAAAAAATAGTCCTACTGATGAGTTAAGACTTGCATTTTCTGTTGTTAGCAAAGTTGCCAATTCAATAACTATCCCAGACAATATAAAAATACTTTTAGAATTTTCTCATACTGGTCCAAACTCAAGTCAAGAATATGCAAGGTTTCAGGTAGATATTGATGATACTTCGTATTCTAATGGAACTGCTTTAGAAGAAAATGACTTTGCAACCAATAGATATATTGTTTCAACTAGTTCGTTTCAAGATTTAAAGAAGAGTGCTAATTTTAATTGGGCTGATGCTTCGACTGCCAAGATATATACATCAATCACTAAAGATGAGGTGCCATCAGAATCTTTTTATATTTGTTTAGATGCTTTAAGAATTGAAAACACAACATCTACAAACTCGTTGTATGGGCTAACTGGTTATTCTGTAATTAAAAGTGTACAGGCTAGGCCAATCATTAAGTCTGCAAACACAACCAATTATATAGAGTTTAGATTTGTTTTGGATGTTTGATCATGGCAAATACACCAGATAAAGGAATAAAAAATGTTATTATTAAGAAGGATGTTTTAGGTAAAGTAACATCCAACAACTCTGTAGTATTAAGATTTCGCCTGGTATCTGAAGATAAAAATAGAAAGTCGGCATATTCTCAAATATATATTGCTGAGTCTGGAGAGGTTTACTTGGGCGTTGGAGATATAAACCTTGTTGGAAATACCATTATGGTTAACTGGTCTGCTGGAGAAATAATGACACAGACACTTTATGATGTGTTTATTGGTTTTGATTCTGCTACCCCAACATATAGGGAGTCAACTGGATCATCAAACTATTCATTTTTAAAAACTGGCACATCCTCTGTTCAGGTTATTGTTCAAGCATCCTCTATAAATCCTACAATAAACGAAAACTTAAAAATATACGATTCTGGAATAGTCAGTCTGGTATAATTATATAATGGCAATTTTACCGTTACCCGAAAGAGGGCAGCCACTAGATGTAACTTATCTCTACCAGATAGTTAAGGCTTTAAACGACCTGTCAACACAGGCATCTACGTCTATCTATAAGTATGTGACAGTTGATACGCCAAACGCAGGAAAGCAAAGCGTAAAAACATCAGAGGCAAGAATTATCGGTGGTTATGTTCAGGTAACATCTGGATCATCTCAAACCGCTGGATCTTCTCAGTCATTTTCCTACAGCCTTCCAAGTGAATTTAAATTTCCACCAATTGTTACTGCAACACCAATAAATATTGGAAATACAGATGCTGGAAAGGATGTTACTGTTACATTACTCAGCGTATCGACTTCAAAAATTGAAGGAACTGTTAAGTTCAATGTTGGTGGAGATACCACTGTTGGAATTAACCTATTGATAGTTGGAATCCCGAATTAATGATTTATTGTAAAAAATGTAAGGGCAGGATGTTTGTTGATAGATCCTTTTCACAAATAAATAACCTTGAGTTATATTGTATGTCTTGCGGATCAAGAACCTTCTTTCATCCGCCCAGCAATTCAAAGGAGGGCATGTGGTTGTTAAAAAGGGAAGTATTGAGAGCGAAGGCTACAATGTCCTCCCTGTAATCCCAGGGAATAAAAAGGTCTGGTTCTTAAATGGTGATCTTGTTAGAATACATCACCTCAATAAATCTAATGGAATAATGTCTGTTTATAATATTAATAAAGACAGAATTGAAAGTTGTTTAATTAGTGATTTTAAAAAAAATAGAGAACGAGCATATACCGTTGGAGAGACTGCTAGTTTAGTTAATCGTCATAAAAAATATATGCCCTCTTTGATGCGGAGGGGAATTATTCCATTTCCAAGGGGATCCCAAAAGGGTGGTGCTAGAGGTTTTAGAGTGAGATCATATTATTCTGAGTCGCAAGTAAGAGAGATTCGTGATATACTGGCTACATACCATATTGGTAGACCAAGAAAAGATAAGTTAATTACAAACGATATTACTCCCAGCAAGGCTGAGTTGACTAGACGAATGGGAGATGGTATACTTACATATACGAGAACTGAAGATGGACGGTTTGTTCCAATTTGGAATGAATCTATTTAGCGAAGGGTATGAAATGGAAAACGAATCAACAAAGGTATCTGTAACACTTGGATATACTTTAAATTTAGGCAACTTTCAGTCGCTTAGACTAGATCTTGGCGTAACGGACGCAAGGCGTGATGGAGAAAATGTAGATCAGGCTTTTGAGCGTGTGTATAAGTTTGTTGAAGATAAACTAACCGCAAAGATTTTGGAAGCACAGACTGAGGCTGAATCAAAGTAATGGCAGATCGCAAAGACCGAATGGCTTTGCTCAGTCGCTACAACAAACTTCATTTGCAGAGATACGAGCAAAAGGCCAACTTGAACCTAAATGTTGAGCAATGGGCTGCGGATGGACTGATTGAGTCATATGGAATTTCAGCATGTTATGATTTGTTAGATTTTTATTTTCAGGTATCTGCAAGTCCATCGTGGAATGTTTTTGCTTATAAGGCTCAGGATTTACTAGATAGAAAAAATGAAATACAAAAAGATATTAAAGATAGAGCAGAGCGCAGACAGAAAGCAAAGGAGTGGCTAAGTGAATAATACAGAGTCAAAACTAATTACGGCTGTATTACAAGATAAGCAGATTCATGTATTGCTACAGGCTAATGTCGAAAATCTTTTAAGAACTCACGGAGATATTTGGAATTTTATAAAACTGTATTTTGAGAATAACTCATCATT